GAAGCTGATTTTGTTGGTGCGTCACAAAGGCCTCACATTTATTTAAATCCTACTTGTTCGCAAGGAGGAGAAATGCTTTTACCGTTCTTTTATTATGAAAATTTAATCGACATTGTTGAATCTAAATGGTCTGATATGGGACAGATGGTTTTATGTGAGATACAACCTTTGAAGCATGCAAATGGTGCTACTGATACTGTAACTATTAATGTTTTCGCATGGGCTGAGGACATTAAATTTGCTATTCCTACACAAGCTGTACCTGCTAATATCGATCCGCAAGGTGACGAATATGGAGTAGGTCCTATTTCTAGGGTAGCTGGAGTAGTTGCTGCCACTGCTGGCAGATTAACGACTATTCCTATGATCGGAGCTTTTGCTCGTTCTACAGAAATAGGTGCTTCCGCATTGGGAGCATTAGCTACACTGTTTGGTTATTCTAGGCCCGTGAATTTAATTCAGAATAGTATTAGACCAAACGTGAGTAACAGTATAGCTGTTACTAACATCGACGATCAGTGTTCTAAAATGACCGTAGATGTAAAACAGGAGCTTTCCATTGATCCAGGCACTGCAGGTTTGCCACCTACAGATGAACTTGGTATTAATTATATAGCTTCTAAAGAATCTTTCTTTACTACTTTTGATTGGCCCCTTGGTACTATATCTGAAGCTTTATTGTATAATATTGCTATTGATCCAAGAGTCCATATTTTCAATGGAGCTGAAGTTCACATGCCTGCATGTTGTTTTGCTTCTGTTCCGTTTAAGTATTGGAGAGGTTCTATGAAATATCGATTTCAAATAGTATGTTCTAATTACCATAGAGGTCGTTTAAAATTTGTTTATGATCCGGTTAAAACCCCGAATGGAGGTGCTGAATATAATACTGCTTATACGACTATAGTTGATATTTCTGAAACTACTGATTTTACTATTACAGTTGGTTGGGGTCAAGATACGACCTATAGGGAGATGATCCCATTAGGTTTGTTAGCTCAATCAGTCTTTAGTGACTCGTCTCAACTTGTTTACTCTTCCGCAACCACAGGTTATGGAAATGGTACTCTTGCTGTTTACGTTGTCAATGAATTGACTGTACCTAATGATACCATAAATAATGACATTGAAATCAATGTTTTTGTCTCTGCTGGAGATGACGTTGAATTCGCTGTCCCGTTTTATGATATTTTAAAGAAAATGCGACTTACCAATTCTGTAGTGGTAATAGAACCACAGGGAGAAGAAGTGGTTATGGATTCACATCCGTTACATGCTGAAAACATTGATGTTTTAGCCAGTACTTCGTCTCTCACCGACAAAACTAATCTTGTCCATTTTGGAGAGAATATTCGTTCTTTCCGCCAGTTACTTAAAAGATACAATCTTTACGAGTTGGTTGCGCTTAATGCGGATCAAGGAACTGATGCTGAGTTTTATATGCAGCGTGTTCTTGAGATGTTACCAACAGAAGGAGGTTATACTTTGCATGCAGGGGATTTTACATATCCCCTGTTCCCACATCCTTATAAATATTGTTATATGACATTACTTAAGTATGTAACTGTTGCTTTTGGTGGATGGAAAGGTGGTGTCCGTTGGATGTTTGATGTAACGACAGGCCAACGCGGATCTGGTGGAGATAGATTTTCAACTACTTCCATCGGTCCATATCACGGTGCGGATCATAACTCAGATGTCCGTACCTCGCTCAATACGTTATGGTTTGATATGCAAACAGCATTGGGCAACAAGCTGTATCTGAATTTAAATGCAGATACACAAGGGCACAATGGTATTGTAATCCAGTCTTCTGATATCAATCCCATCACATGTGCCGAAGTTCCTTATTACAGTAGGTATAGATTTACACCAGCTAAGCAAAGGACCGACTATTCGTCGGTTGCTTTTGGTATGCCGGAGTTTGTCCAACATATGCACTACTGGGACGGGAGAGGACTCGGGGTCATGAAACTTTACTGCGCTGCCGCAGAAGATTTTACTTGTTTCTTGTACCTAGGTCCACCCGTTTTTTATATAGAGAACGTCATCCCTGACATGTAAATGTCCCCCGCTGCTTTTGCAGCTACCACTCGAGAGTCCGAGTGACGGTAAGGATGTAAAATTTTATCGTTGGCAAAGCGTCTATTTTAACATAGTACTATTTTTTATTATTAGGCGTAAGCCTGATTGTATTTCCCAGTCCGATCTAATGATCCTGGGTTTTTATGTACTCAATTTAGATGCTTTGGCAGAAGAATGTACTACAGTTTAGTATTTAGGGAAACTCAACCCTTGGAGTGCTACACTGCTTCTGAC